GCTTTGTGCCATAAATGGTGCCATTCTTCTACCACGTTCTGCCATCGCAAAGTCCTCACCTTTTGCAAATTCTTTTGCACGTTCAGCTTCAACATCTATTTTTGTTTTTGGTCCTAATAAATAATTTAAATATGATTGACCCAAAGCTTGTTTGATAGGAACACCTTCACTCATAAATTTATTAGCTGCGATACCACCTTCTATCAAAACTTCACCAGCGATAGCAGCTGGACCTAAAACATTTTTTAAAAGTCTTGCAGCTTTTGCTGATTTAGATAGTGCACGAAGATTCGCCTGATCTCCACCAGTTAATTTACCTGGATCACCTTTTAATTTTTCTATACCTTTGAAAGCACAAGCCTGTAAATTTTGACCTGTACTAAATCCAATACGACCACCCATAGCTTTACCAGGACAACCAATTGCTGCTAATCTTTTCATGGCAGGCACATCAAAATTTTTTACATTCTGTTTTGCTAGCTCTACGTTGTCTAAAAATAATTTAGATTTTTGAATGTTTACCTTATCTGCATCACTAAGAGTGCCTTTCTTTAATTGTCTTTCATAAAAAGGTTTTAGAGTTCCCTTGTCACTTATGTACTGTCTAACAAATTTTTTAGTTTCTTTTTCTGTCATATCAGGAAAAAAATCCATTTGATCCATAGACATTGCTTTTCTTGTGCTCTCTCCAAAAACTGTTCCATCACTTAATGTGGGAGTTTTAAAACCACCAGACTGAAAATGATAATCAGTTAATAATTTATCTTGTATATCTAATAATCTTTTTTTCTCTGCAAGGGGTTTGTTAGATCTTTTAATTTTTTTAATTTCACTCTCTGCTGCTCTTATTTTAAAATCTAAATCTGTAAATATTTCTTTTGTGCCTTTAGTTCCTTCTTTGCCAGCCATACCTAAGTTTATTTCTGTAGGTGTATAAATTATATCTTTAGGTTTAATTTTTAAATCTGGATTTTCAATATTTCCAGCGTGTCCTTTTTGAAAATTCTCTCCTTTTTTTGCTGTTAAAAATGCTTCGTCACCTTCTTGAGCTTTAATAAAATCTCTTCTAGCGTCTTTGGTTATCTTTTCTTTTTCTGGATTTGGTGGTTTAATATTTGTAGGATTTTTTTTCACAAAATCATCTCTTACTTTTAACGCTTCATCTAAAGAATCTATATTTGAAAATTTACTTTGTAATGTTGTGTCAGCTAATTTTTTTTTTAAATTCTGTCTTCTTACACGAACACCATATTTTCTAATTATCTCACCTGTTTTTTTATTTCTATAATCTGTGTATGTTATGTTTGGATGATCTGGGTGGTTTATAAAACCCATAGCATTTTTAGTTGTAACTCCCATTCTTTTTGCATTTTCTATACGAGTTAAATTGTCAAAAAGTAAATCAGCTCTCTCACCTTTTTTAAAACCGATTCGTCCACCATCAGCCATGGCTGGTCGTGTAAGATATGCCATCATCTGTGAGTAATCTTTTGGAGTCATTATTCTCCTAACATTCTTGCGATACCGCCTGATGCAAAATCATCGGCTGCTTCTTCTGCTGCTGCTTCTGCTGCTTGATCTGCTCTTATTTCAGCCTCAATAACTTTGCCCTCACCTTTAGATAATTTTGTTTTTTTACCAGTTACGTATTCTTCCATCTGACGGGTTTTGCCTTCCATCATATCATCGAGCGTATCAGCTATAACATCCTCTGCCTCAAAACCTCCATCTGGATCCGTTGCGTATGTCTCTACGTCGTTAGCAACAAACTCTCCTTTTGGCTTTGTTTCTATTTTTGCCTCGCCTTGAACAAACAGATCAGCTCTTCCTGTCTCTGGTCCTTTTTTACCCGGTGCAGTATAGTTAATTGATACCGGTTGAGAATAGTCATTTTCAAACATCACATCAACATTACCATCCATATCATCAACCCGCACACCAGGAACTTTATCATTTGTATATGTTGTAAATATTCTCTCATCGGTATCCACTAATTTAAAATAATCCATGTGGTCAGGGTTGTTTGCTTTGTACTCTGGTGTTCTAGCTGCATCAGTGTAATAGTTTTCACCTTTACCTTCTTTAAACGCTTGATCAAATTCTTCCTTACTGACCTCTACTTTTTTCTGTTTAAATACGTTCGTTGCTTTTCCCTCGTCTCTGAATTTATTTACGAATGATGGAAACCAGTCTGGCATCTGTGTTGTGGTGCCTTCTAATTTTGTTATAGGTGTTTTTATCGGTGGCATATTCTTAACAGCATCAGCGCCCTTACCGAGACTTAACAATCCTGTCTTGAATGCAGTGATACCTGCACCAGCCGCCCCTAAAGTTTTTAAAAATGCTCTACGTGCCTTGTCTATTGATCCTAACTTGTAACCGACACGTCCACCTGATGCAAAAGATTTTTTAAGAATGAGTTGCATGTTTTCAAAATTCTTATCTGTTTTGATTTGAAACTTATCTCCTTGAGGATCTCCCATACCTAAGATAAAATTAACAGCATCTTTTTTTCCTATGGTATCTTTAAAAAGAGTCTCACCCTCTGGAGTAACAACATCTATTTTAACTTTACCCTTATCTATTCCAGCACCGCCAAAAAATTTATCACCTTGAAGTAAACCAGTAATTCCATAATTTAAATCTCTTTCAGAGATTTTTATACCAGGACCCACCTCTTGTCCTACCTGGCTACCGGAAGCTCTTGGAAATAGTTTTATACCAGTTGCTCCACCACCCATATCAAACCCTGCACGTCCACCATCTGCTCTTCCAGGTCTTGTTTGATATTCTATTTGTAATAGTTCATTTAGTGTTTCATCTCCTTTTAATTTTCTATTTAAAATAAATTCTGCTCTATCGTAATCAATAACTCTTTTGTTGCCAACTTTTTTAGTAAATCTTTCAAACAAATTACCTGCTTTTAATATTTCTGGAGTCTCATCATATAAACCTAATTCTTGAGTTCTTCTTATTTTCCTTAACTCCTTCTCTGGAATATTTGCCATGTCCTCTATTGTAATGGGTCCTGTTTTTTCAGAAAAAACAGATGTAGGTACATCACCTCTGCTTCTAAACATTTTTTTATTTGTAAATAAATCTAATAAAGCTTGAATACCTTTTTTAGCTGTACCTAATTTAAACCCTGCACGTCCACCTGTTGCCATGTCTTCTGGATCTTTTATTGGTGTAACGTTTTTATTTTTTAAAGCTTCCTCTGCTTCTTTTCTTCTTTGTTCAAGACTTTTAGGTCCTTTTTCAGTTGTCTTAACTAAATCTGAAAATGGATTATTTTTTTTCATTAACTCTTCTCTTATAGCTTGTGATAATTCTTTATTTTCTTGAATCTGTTTACCACCCATGATGCCTTTAGATGTATCAATCACGTTGCCTTCCATATCGACAACTTTATTCTGTTGTTTGATTCTCTCCATTGCTTCTTGCCTGATTTTTATCTTCTCAAGACCATCTGGCATTCTACCAGTAAATTTAACAAAACCTTTTGTCAGTCTTGAGATCATCTGCGGTAATGTAAACATAGCCATTAATAATAATTCCTTTTACGTTGTTCGACTTGTTCTTCGATATAATCCTCAGGATGATCGATCAGACCGCCCTGTCTAAATCGCATGATTGCTTGTGTGGTTGAGTCCACAAGGTCGTCATGATCGCCATATGGGAACGCAGCGCATTCCTCAATAACCTCCTCGGCAAATTTCTGCTCAGGAGCCCATATCATACCAGATTCAAATAGAGGTGCAACAGCATTTACACGGGCATGCTTATCATTTCCCTTTGACGGACTGAAGTTGACGACCGGTATATCCATCTTTCTAAGCTCGTATGTCAGTGGCAATCCCGATGCTTTCGCCTCCACAATGACCGTCTCAGGTTTCCAATAATCATATTGTTCAAGGGCCAATCTCCTAAGTTCAGGAAACTCGTATCTGCCTTTGATAGCATCCAATAATATAAGATTGGCCCCGCTATCCTCATCAGGATAGAATATACCCCATGTTGTTATAGCGCTGTAATCAGCTGTCTCCTTTTTTAAAAAAGCTGTATCATAAGATTGTATCACGTGTTGTAGCTGTGGTATATTCTCACCGGTATACTTCATCCACCACTCACGTTTTAATATTGCACCCTCTTCTGCTGTCGGGTTCTGCATCCACTGCGCATTCCATTTAGCAACGGGCAGTGTTGCTTTGACCTTTTCTAATTCGTCTTGCTTCCAATATTCAGGCCACACTGGTCCGTGGTCCATGAGCGCTGGAAATTCGACCACGTGCCATTGATCAGCTTTAGGTTCACCCTGGTTCTTGACCAACATACCTGTAAGATCCTTTGTCGACCAACGAGTCATAACTAAAATAATCTTGCCACCAGGTTGTAGACGCTGACGTGGACCCGACGTGTACCACTCGTAGGCCGACTCTAATGCCGTCTTTGACATCGCATCCTGTTCCGAGTGTGGGTCATCGATAATCAATAAGTCCGCACCACGGCCCGTGATCGCACCACCAACACCAGCTGCAAAATATTCACCACCCTGTGATGTCTCCCAACGTCCCGCTGCCTTACTATCTTCCTGTAATCTTGTTTTAAAAATCTTAGTGTAATCTTCTGAGTCGATTAGATTCTTTGCCTTACGTCCGAATCTAATTGCTAGTTCTGCTGTGTGGGTTGCTTGAATGATCTTGAGTTTTGGATTACGGCCCACCATCCATGCCGGAAGTAAGTATGAGGCAAACTCCGACTTGGTGTGTCTCGGGGGCATATTAACTATCAGACGTGTTATCTCGCCTGATGCTAATTTATTAAATTTATCTGCAATGTGTCTGTGGTGGGACCCCTCTACAAAATCAGGCCACACACATTTAACAAAAGATAAGAAATCACTTTTAGCTTTATTCTGTATCTTTTTTTCAGCATGCAACACTTGAAGTTGTCGAAAGGTTTTCCTGACGTCTGCAGGTAATTTTTCTATATTTACCTTATTCAAGTTCATGGTACCAATATGTTTTCAGTATACACGAATGTGTAAAACATGCAATACAACCTAGAGTAGTGGGACCCCTTTTTACAATAAGGGGGCATAGGGTCAAAAAAAGTTTGGATTTTTGGGATTTGTTTGGGACCCCTGGCCCGTTAGGGCCAGGGGTAGAGAGTTAATCTAGTAATGTCATGTATGCTTTAGCATTCAATCTACTAAATTTAGATAAACCTTTTTGCATAGTCTTATAGTCCTCATCTAATTCAGCCTCTTTGATTTGGATATACAACTTGTGCTCTTCTGGTGTTAACATTTCTGATTGACCAGAATAAGGATTGGTTGCTTTTATATTTCTTTCTGTCATGTCCTTGAACATATAGGATAGATCAAGCATTGTCAACCTTTTTTATTTCTGTTCTAATCCAACCATATTCAGTCTTTGTTTTTACAGGGTCCTCAATCGGTGTTTCTAGCGCCTCGGTCCTGGGGTGTAGTGCAATGAATTGTTCTATATGTTTATGAATAAAATTATGCATACAAGTCTGATCGCAAAAGTATTTCCATATTGATCTATTTCTATATCCATTTAATGCAATCTTAATGGTCCTTAAAACCTTAGAGCCTTTGACACCACGAACTCTTGTAGTTGTTTCTCGTTTATGGCAATACGGACCATGACACCAATTATAATCGCTCATTAGTGCCTCACTTTCCACGCAGTATTGGCAGTTCTATATCCGTGTGCGTCTAGATCATAATAAACATAATAAGGGACACCTTGTTTTGATGTACCATATCTGCTTTTGTCGTCGTGCTTTCCTCGTCTTGTTATGTGCTTTTTGTGCTTGTTAGCCCAATAAGTTATGTAAAATGTTTTAGTCATATTTATTTCTCTCTTT